TACAAATATAAAAAGCAATGGAGTTTGAGAATTATTGAGAATTTGAGAATTAATGTAAGTGTTTTGAAATAAAGAAGTTGGAGAAATTATGAATAAAAAGAGGTTTGAGAAAAAAAAGCGGCCATTTACAATTTTTTGCAAGAAGTTTGAGAATTTAATAAAATGCGTTTTTTCTATATATAAACACTGTTTACACACCACTTAACTGGGAACCTTCTACATGTCCAACAAGCATCTATCCTTTTTGCATACTTTTAGTTTTTTGCTTTTCCATTGCTTCCAGCTTATCTGCAAGCTTGTTATTAAGTTCCATGACACTCTCAAGGATTGAGTAAAGAAAGGGATTAGTACCTTTTAATTTTATTAGCTCTACAAGTTGTTGCTGCGTGAATTGAAATTTTGGCTCTAGCTGTTGACCAGCGCGATAAATAACGGGTTGAGGCTCTTTAACAGTACCGGGTGCCTCGTCGCCATTTAATAACCAATCTGAAGTAACACCATAGTGAAGCGCGATCCTACGAATATTTTCTAGGTCCGGTTCTCGATCACCATTTTCATAATTACTAATAGTAACACCGGACTTCACGCCGATAAACTCTGCGAGCTGATCTTGTGTTTCCTTATCTCGCTTTCTTAAATATTTGATTCTTTCGCCAACAGTATTCATTTATCTCCTCCGGTTCGCATTGAGAGACACATAAGTGTGCATATTGCGAACATTATTGCGAACTGTAAAACCCCTAAATCACGTCAAATATCTATTTATTGTAAAATTTATTGCGAACTGCAAATATATTTTTCGCAGTATGCAGATTTTCCTTGACAATAAATTCGCATTATGCTAATATTGCTATGTAAATAACGCCTAACAATTTTAAGGAATCATCATCATGCCAAACACAATCGATAAAAAATTAATTAACATCGCAGAAATAGCCCGCAGACTTGGAATCTCTCAATCGTACGCTTCTGAAATTGTACGCGGCGTAAAGAAGGGGCCAAGAGCACAGAAACGATTGAAAGATATTGAAACCGAAATTGCAAAGTATATGAACAAAGCTGCCTGATGAGAAAAATGTTTTAACAGCTCTTACAAAGATAAGAAGCTGAACAAACCGAAGAAAGGAAAATAAAAAGGAAAATTTTTAATGAACACGACGGCAACAATTAAAAGCATCCTCTACAGCACAATCCATCGTAACCCCAAAACGATTGACCAACTAGCCGACGAATTAGGGATCTCTTCCAACACTTTATACCGCAACTGTCTTGAAGGTGAAAGCGGCAGTGAGATGCCGATGAGCCGGTTAGTACCTCTAATGAAAGCTACTAAAAATTTTGATCTTCTAAAACATATTGCACACCTCTGCGGTTGTGTTGTGGTTAAAATTCCGCGCGTGGCCTTCACGAAAAAAGAAGAGATTGATATTGTAGATGAATATCAGAACGCAACATGTAATTCCGTAACACTCCTTAAAGATTTTTTTAATAAGCCCACACAAGAAACCTTTAAGAAAGTACATGATTCTCTGCGTGAAGTAATGGAGAAATGTGCACAGAATTCAAAATACACCGAGAAAAAACTAGCCGGACAATTGGAGATGGATTTATGATTGGGACGGAGAGAAGTCTTTTTTCAACATTTAATCTTTCACTCTTATGGTTCGCGAAATTGGAGTTGCCGCCAAAAGTAACGAACCATAATGAGTGCTTATAGAGGGACTAATATGGAACTTCATCAATTATCAGATGCGGTCACAAGGCAAGAACTAAAACCAAAAGAAAAATTTGACGTACGAGAAGTTGCTGAATTATTGAGGATTAGTGAAAGAGCAGTTCAGAAAAAAATAATAAAAGAGAAATGGATTACAGAGGATGTTCCTCATCCAGGTCCGACTGGAGTGAAAAAATATATTCCACTTACTTCATTGCCGGCGCTGGTACAATTGAAATATTGCCGCGAGAACAATCTTTACCAAAACAAAGATCAAAAATACTTTGAAGAAGAAAGTCTTGATGAGATACCGGAAAAAGCGCGTGAAATAGCACTAACAAAAAATGATTGGATAATCTCATGGTTAGACTTCAGGAAAAAATCGAAACTTCCGAAACACAAAGCAGATCTAAAATTTATTCATCAATATAAATCAAACCCGAACGATCCAATCTATAAAAGACTGAACGGCAAAGGATCTATTAAAACATTATACCGCGATTGGAAATTACTGGAAGAGAACGGAAATGATTGGAGAGTTCTTGTCCCAGGGTTCTCTTATGGTAAAGCAGGCTCAATTGTATGTGCAAAAGAAGCTGAAGCTCTTCTGAAATATATAAAGTACCCGACGAAGTTAAAGATCTCCGAAATAGTCCGCAACGCTGTTGACGAACTGCAAGCTGATGGATTTGTGAACATACGTCACCCGCGCGTTTACGAACACTGGATCAATGAATGGAAGAATAAAAATTTTGACGAATGGACCTTGCACCGCGAGGGACAAAAAGCATTGAATGATAAAGTGAGTTACTACACCCGCCGCGATAAAGAATTATTGGAAGTAGGCGACATGATAGTAATTGACGGTCACACATTAAACTTTGAGATACAATCCCCTTACCCGCCGTACAAACCGAAACGAATGACATTGATTTTAACTTATGATTACCGGAGCGACATGCCTCTTGGCTGGGAAATAATGCCGAGTGAAAATAAATACGCAATTGCATCTGCGGTAAGAAGAGCCCTAATATTTCTGGCATACAGCTGCGGACTTGAGAACAACGCATTGAAAGGAAGAGTCGTAAATATTGATAACGGCCGCGCGAACAAGAGTAAATATTTATTGGGCACTAAAGACTGCTGGTATCACGGAGATTTTAAGAAAGATGGAGTAACCGGATTGTTTCAAAAGGTATTTGAGAAGGTTCAAATTGCAAAACCATACCACGGACAAACGAAAACAATTGAGAGATTTTTTGGAACATTCAGCGAGATGGAACGACTGGCAATTACTTACAGCGGAACCTCGATTGCGGATAAAGCGCCGCGCATGATGCGCAATGAAAAATATCACAAAGCAATTTATGAGAAGATGACTAAAGGCGTTTCAATGGGAGTTGAACAGGCTCATTACGCTATTTCAAAATGGTTTGACAACTACGCGGCAAGACCACACCAGGACGGATACTTCAAAGGGCACACACCAAAAGATTTATTCTTTGAGAGTTTAGAAAAAGTAAAACGGATGCCGGATTTTGAAAGCCGTTTACTTGGCAAAGAGCATCTGAATTATCTGATGCTTGAAGAAAGGATAACAACTTTATACCGCCGCGGGATCCGGTTTGGCGGCAGAGAATATTTTGACCCGGCGCTTTACAGTTTTGAAAAAGGGAAAGATAGAATTGAGTTTAGAATAAAGTTTGACAGAGAGAGTCCTGAATCGATTTTAGTATTTGACGAGAAAGATAATTTTATCTGCACAGCCACAGAGAAAAAACTTTTACACCCGCTTGCGAAATTTTACGGCTCACCTGATGAGATACAAGAGTATCAAGATCAATTAAAAATGCAGAGTGAGATGAAGCGCTTAACAGTTGACAGCTTTCAGACACATTTTACCACTGAGGTTATGCCTTTGCTACCGGCGGCGATAAAACAAATTGAAAACAGAGAAGAAGCCAAACAACTGAAGAGAGGAAATGCCGTTATTAAAAAAGCTGTTGGTTATGACGGCCTGGATTTTTCTTGTGATGATGAAATTAAAAAAATTGATAACGAACTAGATCTTAATCCTTAATAATACAGGAGTGTTGCAAATGGCAAGTAAACAGTTACAGAAGGATCAGACAGTCCTTTACGCAAACGTGAAGTATGATGTTGTCTTCAGCAACAACACCACCACCAAACTTGTGAAATCCGGTGAGAAGATAAAGCATTTTGAGACAAAGGACCCGGACTCAGGCGAAATTCAAAAAGTTGAGACCAACACAATATACTGTGATACCGACAGCATGTTATTGAGAACGCTGCCGAGTGAAGTTGAACAGCCTGCCGAGGTTGAACATGAATAACGTAATAGAACAGTTTAACAATCTCATACTTGAGAAGAAAATAAAATCGATAAACAATGCTGCAAAAGCTATGGATGTTTCTTCCTCTTCCCTCTCGCAATATCTGAACGGGAAGTACGGCGGGGACTCCGTGAAAATTGAAGCGAAGGTACTCAGCTTTATGCAGCTTATTAAAGAACGTGAACTGAACTGTGATGACGAGATCTCTTTTATTGAAGGGTTGAAAAATACGCAGATGATTCTTGATGTTGTCCGGTTAGCGCATATAAGAAAAACAATTGGTTTGATAACAGGCCGCGCAGGTTTTGGGAAAACACTAGCTCTGAAAAATTACTGCAGGAAGAATCCGGACGCGATTTACATTGAGGTTGACAACGCATTTAACGCCAAGGAATTGATGAAAGAGATAAACGCGAAGTGCGGGTTCTACGGAGTTGGTCAATTGAACAAATTAAAAAATCAGGTGATTGAGAAATTGGCAGGAACCGGAAGAGTAATAATTATTGACCAGGCAGAATACTTAAACGACAGAGCTCTGGATCTTCTAAGAACCGTTTACGACCGGGCCAATGTTGGATTGGTACTTAGCGGATTGCCTGTACTTCTGAGTAACATAAAAGGGACCAACGGAATACATGAACAGGTTTATACAAGGATAGGCGTGGCGCTTCAGCTGGAGCCGCCTTCGGTTGAAGATCTTAAGAAGCTGATAGGTACTTATATAAAGAGTTCAATTGAACTTGACAGTGCGTTTATAACTGAAAGCCGGAGAAACCCGAGAGTGCTTTACATACTTATCCGCGAGAGCAAACGGATTGCGAAGAACAAAGGGATTCCGATTAATCCGGATATAGTGAGAGTTGCATCAAGGCAGCTGGTAAGGTAATTGAAAATTGAGAATGGAGAATTGAGAATGAACTGTAATTGCATTGAAAAAATAGTTGCCGACATGCTGAAGCTGAAACAAGCTGAAAATCCATCCGTAACTGAAGTTCGATTTATGAATATGACATTCGACTTGACTAGAGATAAACAGACTTATACTAATTCTGAAGTAAATATAGTCGCCGGGAAAAGAAGAATTAAAACAATCTATCTCAACCATAATTATTGCCCGTTCTGCGGGAAACCGGAGGAGGTGAAAGCATGATAAAAATTGAAACCATATTGCACCGATTGAAAAAGCTGCCGACACGAAATGCAGTTTTTAATAATCATCAATCCACAGTTGTTTCTGTAGTCAAGACAGATCACGTTGCAAAACTTATTAATCAAATTGAAAACTCTCTTCTTAAAGAGGCGAAATGATGGAAAATTTAAAACCATTCATACTGAAAATAAAACCGACGATTTTATTCAGTGAGGTCGTGGCTGAAATGAAGTGGCGGTACCCGGGTTTGAATCTGAAAACACAAGCGAAGGAATTTATTGATTTGATGCTTATTGTATTCGAGCACGCGCATGTGGAAGAAGCCAAATTCCGTTCATCAAGAAAAATAAAGCTTGCCGTTTTAATTGAAGAAGCATTTGAAGCTGAAAGGATGAACTGATGAGCCCGTCAGAAAGATGCCGGGCAAGTCGTGAGCCGGTGGAAGAGTTTACAACTGAAGAGAAGAACATGATGCTAGAGGTTCAACCGTATCTTGACAGATTAACACGAACAGAGCTGACAGCGATTGCGGCGATGTTTATTGTGAAGAAGAATCAGCATCATTGGAAGGGAATGATTGAGCAAATAATAAAAAACCGTGAGACGTGAAAAGTGAAACGTGAGAGGATGAGATGAGCATGATTGTGGTATCTGTACATACGATGGAAAATGTTGCGACGGTCCAATTGAAGTATGATGACGATTACGTTGTTGAGAATTCCAAATGGAGCGAAGGTAAATCCGGATTTCCTTACAGAGCATTGTTAAGAGGTGCTTGCAGAATATTAAAACTAAGAGTTAAGAAATGGTATCCGTCTTTTGTTGAATCAATAAAAAACAAACTAATCAATTAGGAGGAGTTATGAACGGCACAACAAACGAATTCCAATCTCAAATGACTTTCTTGAAGAGATACAGCGAGAATTATTATCACCGGGCGCAGCTAATAGCCGAAAAGAGAAAAATGCTGGAGGATCTTAAGCCGAGTGTTGATCAGTCCAACCTCATCACCGAAGAGATTGAGGACCTGAAAGCACAAAACAAAATTGATGAAAAGTTCCTTATCAGTATGAACGATATGGTACTTCGAAATACAGGCGAGCCGATCAGCAACGGTCCGCTGTTTGAAGAGACAGCAGGCACTTCGGCTTCGCTCAGTGCAGGCGCGAAAGGTGAAACGGGAGAAAAAACAGAATGACACCGGAAGAAGTAATTGTAAAAACAATTAAGACTGCCGGTGGATCTCTCCCTGACGAAGAGGCAGCCAAAAAGATTCTTGCTGATTTGAAAGCGGAAGGTTTTTTAATTGTACAGAACAGAAAAAAGACGATGACAACGGGCTCTGAGTACAAGGATAGATTCTTCCAGCTAAACTTATGCGGAGCGGCACGATGAAACGGACAGACTCAAGAATAAAAAGTAATGTTAAATGCGCATGCGGCTGCGGAAGGTTTCTTAAACAAAATCTGATTGACCGGAACCCGGATGCGAAATTTATCTACAGGGATTATCCGAAGAGTAAGAAGAATAGACCGGGAGCGAACCGGAAAGCAATTGATGCCTCGACTCCGCTCGGCATGACAACATAGAAATAAGAATTGAGAATAAACCCATAACTAAATGAAGAGACCGAGAACAAATCCAAGTGCGCCGCCAAATGAAACTGGCATTAGTTCATTGACATCCCGGAAGAGACGGGGAACATGGGTATTAAGTGCGCTGGTAACGGAAGAGTTTTCTGACAGCCGGGAAAGACCGGCAACTCTTAATGGAAAATTGAGAATTGCAAATTGAGAATTAAGGCAAGAGTGATGGTTAGAATAAATAAACCGGAATACAGATTAACCATTAAAAAACGGAGTAGTAAAATGAACATTCAAACATTTGAGGACGTGAATAAAACACTCCTCGAAATTGCAAAGAAGGAATCATTCATCACAAAGAAAGAAGTTGAGATGAATGAGAAGATCAACAAAATAAAAAACGAATTCGACGATGACGTGAAAGAAACCCGCGCTCAAAAGCAACTGCTTGAGCAGGAAGTTGAGGGTTTCTGCAAGGTGAACAAAGAAGAATTCGGTAAGCTGAAATCGATGGCGTTAATGTTCGGGACAGTATTCTTCCGGACAACACCGCCAAAGGTTACGCAGCTCAATAAGAAATATTCGGTTGCCACAACAATCGAGTTAGCCAAAAAACTTTTCAAGCAGAAATTCATCCGTGAAAAAGCCGAGCTTGATAAGGAGGCAATCCTCACCTCTTACGCCGCAAAAGAGATAAATGATGAGAAGCTCGCGGCGATCGGTTTGAAGATAGACCAGGAAGAAAAGTTCGGTTACGAAATAAACTGGGAAACATTGGATAGCAATTAACAATGTATAATGTACAATTGAGAGGAAGTCATGATTGAGGAGATGAAAAAATTTCGTGAGCAGATCCGCACGAACATTGCGGAGCTTAAGGCGATTAAGGATAAGAACTACCACGAGCTTTATAACAACGGAGATCTTAGATATGTGGAAGAGATCTCCCGGAGTTTGTATGTAAGTGCGGCTAATGTTGCAACGTTTATTGAGCATATCTCGACTTCGCTCGATATGACTAAGACGGAGACTCATAATTGAAAGCCATGCGCGCACATACTTCGACTTCGCTCAGTATGACAGGAGGGCAATTATGAAAGCGACACGAGCGCAAATAGCGAAGATTCATATTGCGAAGAAACAACTCGGAATTGATGAAGGTGATTATAGAAATCATCTTCTCGATTTCGGTGTTGAACACTCGAACGATCTTTCTTACGATCAAGCTAATCAACTTATTGCAATGTACACACAGAGCGGGTTCAAAGGGAATGTTAGGACCAAAACAGATCAAGAGAAAAAATCGATTGAGCAATATGGATACGGCGCTAACAAATATGCGGCTCTGGATAAGCGCGGTTACCCTTTTGCGGCATCTTCGAAGCTGAGAAGGATTGAGGTTCTCTGGCGTGAAGTGAGCAATTCTAAAACAGATGAATCCTTGCAAACATTTATTAAGAACCGCTGCGGAGTGGACCATATTACTTTTTTGTATGATGAGCATGCGAGAATAATTTTAAGTGCGTTGCAATCTATGAAGAAGAGTAAGATTAAGAATAAGAGCAAGAGCACGAATTGAAAACGAGACCCGGATATAACAGCGAGCAGATCAGGAACATGGCTTATGAAGAGGTCCTGAAAAATCTATCCAACAGAGAAGCTGCGGTGTATCAAATGATACTTGAATTCTATCCGATCTCTACTGAAAAAATTGCCGAACTGATGGGTGTTTATCCCAACTATATAACCGGAAGAGTAAAAACTTTGAGAGATGAATTACAGTTAATTGAATTTGCCGGGACAACGATAAGCGAGAAGAGCAACGCGAAAGCTTCATTGTGGAAACCGAAGAAGTGGGATGCGCAGCTGGCTTTCAACTTATAATTGAAAATTGAGAATGGAGAATTGAGAATTGGGAAAGAGAAAACCTTTGGCTTCAGTATTTATGACAGACATGGGTAATACAAACCATGCTTTGTACCGGAGACTGGATCGTTTAAGAGATATTCAAAAGGTAAAACCGGATTTCAATTATAGAGAACATCATTTTCTACAATTCGACATTGACCGGGCAATAAAAACTCTTGAAGAGATGAAAACAATCGGAGTCGGGAATTGAATTGCGCGAATTGTGAAAGGGATTTTAAGGAAGATGACAGCAATCGAGGTGGCGGATTTACACAACAGAACGCTCACTTCGGAAGACCTTACCGGATGTTTGGTTTCAGTTGTCCATGGTGCGGCTTTCATAATACGGTATTTGCTGTCCCCGTTAAAATACCTTTTGTGAGAAGCGGAAGAACATACGATAAGCTCGATGTAATAATTGAGAGATTCAAAACAGATATTGCCGCGTTCTATGCCAACAGGAAAGAACTGCAAGGACAGTTATCATTATATGAGCCAGATGAACCCACGGAAGAAAATAGAGCTTCTAAAGGATGAGATACGCGCGACTCTTGAACATGACGCGCTGAGATATAAACGAAGCATCATTAGAGAGATTGATTCTTTGTGGCGGAGTTACAAGAACACAACATCAAATATGTCGATTGACCGATTTGCAGATTATGTCTTTAACTTCCTACGTGTCCCCGCCGGTGTGAGATATGAGATACTTGCGGATCTGAAAGATACTCAGACGCAGATAGGGAGTGTATGGGACGAATACTTTGGTTCGCTCCTCGACTCCGCTCGGAGTGACACGCTTGGTAAAAATTATGAGAAATTGATTGCAACTTATTCCGTTGATTTCAAAAGCATTGACAGCAACACACGGGATATTGTTGTAAAAACTTTTCGTGAATCTGTTAATAAGGACTATTCGTTTGAGACCATACGCACAAATCTTTTAAAGACAACAATCAATTCAAATGAAGTTTACACTCTTGCCAATACAGCTGTTAGTATGTATGATAATTCCACAATGTTTGAGTACGCGCTTCAAGCCGGGATAAATCGATTTTTGTATGACGGACATCTTCAGGCAAACAGCAGAATTTTTTGTATTGAACATTTCAAAAAGATCTACACTTACCAACAAATTTTACAGATGGATAATTTTCAGGGTTTGCCGGTTGTAACAAGCTGCGGCGGATATAATTGCCATCATTACTGGACAGCGAAAATTTAAGAATAATTTAGAATTGAGAATTGAGAATGGAGAATTGAATGAGTCATTATGAAAAAGAATTAAACGAGCAGGAAACGGCTCTTAAGAATGAATTGAGAAAACAGATAAGGCTGAAAATAAATGAGTTTTCTAAAGATGAGCTGGAATTTGTTTTTATAGTTGTAGCGCACCTGAAAGTGTTCAGAAATTATTTACAGGCTGTTAAGGCACTGCTATCATGATCAGCGATAAAGATCTAAAGATTAATCAGCTTTACTGGTGCGAGATCATAGATCCTCAATGCACTCAATATTTTGGAAAGCAGTTGATTGTTAAATCCACCGGGATACAATTCCGTGAGGTTGACGATAAAAAAGCCATTAAAGACAAAAGAAATTTTCTTCTTCCACAATTAAAAATTTTTAGAGAAGCAAAGGAGATGGACCGTGAGTCAACGATACTTTAAAAAAATAAGAAAAGAAGTAAAGAAGAAAATATCTGCTGACCTTGGTCAGGCTGTGAGATCTCTTGGAAAAGAAAAATTGTACTGGAGAGTTGTTTACGCTCTGCGGATCATTTTTAATTTCCATCCGGATCCGAAATTTTTAGTTAAGAAAACGGAAGATCCCTCGCTCCTCGACTCCGCTCGGAGTGACAAGCTCGGGATGACAAAAAAGGAGAATAAATAAAATGGCAACAATGGTTGAGTTGGGAATTGAAACCTACGCATGCGCTCACTGCAAAATGCAGATGTTCCTTACGGCTGAGTTTGTAAGGCAAATGAGAGAGACACATGAAGGGTTCTACTGTCCAATGGGACACAATAATTTTTTCCCTGGTAAATCCGAAAAAGAAAAGCTGGCAGAGCAATTAGATCAATCTCGTCGTGAACTCGAAAGAGAACGGAATATGATTTCTTCCCTTCGGGATGAAGTACAGAGAGAAAAATATTCTAAAGCCGCATACCACGCACATTTTACGAGATTGAAAAAGAAAATAGCCTCGGACTAACGGCGTGGAAACTAAAGCGCCGCCAATAATTGTTCTTAAAAATTTTGATTGACATAAACTAAGAAATAAAAAAAGACCGCTCGGTTGAGCGGTCGCTTTGAGTTTTTGGTTATGGGTTTTTGCGCGACTTACTTTTGGTTGACATACTTTTTAATTAATTCAACGATTACAAAAAGCATTGTTTTGCCTTGCGTGGCGCATTTGATTTTGAAAGCCCGCCAGAGCGAGCTTTCAATTTCGAGTTTGTAATATGATTTATTCATTATCATACTTCTCGTGAATTAACTGAATTGCTTCTTCAATTGAATCAACATCTAATTCGATTGTGTCAACTATTCCTTGCCACGCCGAGCGCGGGTAAGAGGTTTGAGCATCACTTTCGTTTCCTTCAACGAAAAGTTCTTCACAAACTTCTTCTTCGTTGTTTGTGTTAATTTCACGAACTAACTCTTCATCAAGTTCGCCAGAGATGTCGATGTAAAAAGCAAATTTTTTCATTTTGAACTCCTTTAATTGGTTTTAATCTCACTTCAAAGATAGTGAACACAGTGTTTAAAGTCAAGAGAAATCGACAAGAAAATAAAAAAAAGTTTTGAAGGAAAGTAGAAGGCAAAACAATGCGATTTCGCACTGAAAAATGAATTTAAGCGCAAAACCCCCATAACAAACGCTTAGCCCGCACGGCGTTGTTTGCCGGGACGGCGCTCAAGCGTCAGTTAGCCCGGGCGGTTGATTGGCACAAACTTAATGTTTAATTTAAAGTTAAAGGCAGGAGGAAAAATGGAAAGTGTCCCCCAAATTTTCACAATGAAGAGAATAGCGATATACTTATTTTGTCTCTGGCTGGGCGGAACGATGCTTTTTACATGGATGATCAATCTGGATTCTTTGCATATTCGCGTTCACGGCGGACCAACAAAATTATATGAGCAAATCTATTACCAAGCTATAACAATTAAAGAAATGAGTAAATCATTCATAACAATATTTTAGGAGGAAAGATGAAAAAGTATTTTATCCCGTTGGTTTTTCTTTTGTTCTCATGCTCGACCATGGAGACACAAAAAGAAATTAGATATTATGGATATGATTTTCGTCCCTACACCGCAAAGGGATTCCTCTTCACAACGGAGGGGTACGACGGTCAATATGAAAGCATTGCATCATTCGCGGCGGTGATGTACCCGGAGGTAAAACAGATTGAGGATCAATCGGTTTTAGGGAATACACGATGGGCGGCGGGTGAAGTCCATGCCGGCGAAGTAATTGATAGTATGTATGCCAGGGCAACAAGAATGGGCGCTAATGCCATAATCCGTTTCGAATTGCGCGATATTCAAAAATTAAACGGGAAAATAATAATGGAAGGACTTCAAGCCTCCGGATTTGCGATTAAAAGGAAGTAACTACAATAAGAAGCAACCTCACCTCTACCCCTCTCCTTGAAAAAAGGAGAGGGATTTTTTTTATTTGAACTGCTTATCTATTCTCTTCTTAATACTTCCCCACTCAGCTTGAAGCTCTTTGCAATTCAATAGATGCGACCGGTGCTTTTGCAAATCAAATTGTCTATCGTTCATTTCGGTTCCGTTAATTACTTCCACCGGAAGGTAACTATTAAACATACCATTACCTTGTAAAACCACGAAGACTTTGGGACAGTAAGGACAGTTGTATGGAGTGTTGAGTTTGATCATAATTGCGAATTGAAAATTGAGAATTGATAATTAGATCCTTCGGTCACTCCGTTCCCTCAGGATGACAGCTTCTGAAAAATTAATTTTTCGGCGAGATCTCCGAGCTGATCGAGTTCGTTTGGAGAGAGATCCATGAAGATACGTTTTACTTTATTCTTGCCGGCACCGATATGCTGATAGTATGCTTTCTCAGATTCACTTGCGGATGAGAAACCGATTTCAGCTTGTAAATTTTCCGCACGGAGAATTCCTAAATTTCTAAGCATCCTTGATGACCAACTCATATCAACCGGTGACGCGCTTTTCATGTTCATTTCCCGCCAGCGCTTGTAACCGCCTTGAATTAAAACCATTGTGTGACCGCTCTTTGAACGGAACACTGAAAATTCACTGCGGTCCATTGCGGTGGACACAACATGTTGTGTCCCTACTTTACGTTTGATGAATTTTACATTCTTAGCGCCGCGTGTTCCCTCCCTCCGCAAAAGTGTTTTACCGAATTTTTTTATAAAAAGTCCATACGGCACCGGCATTGGTCGTGTTGAATATTCCGATCCTCCGGTGCTGCCATCAAGGTAAATTCCTCTCTCAACGCGCTGGCGGATGAACGCTTGCGCTTTGGTTGCAACTTTGATCATCAGTACATTATCTACAATGCTGTTTTCGATTTGCTTGAATATGTCTATGTTGGGGTCCATTTTTTATTTACCTTATGCCTCGACTCCGCTCGGCATGACAATTCTGCTCGACATGACTTCCACGTCAGACTGAGCGGAGTCGAAGTCAATTGAATACTTCATCACCATCGGCGGGAGGTGTAAAATTTAGTTTCTTGTATACTTCGCTTTTCTTCAACGGAATTTGTTTGCGCAATTCGGGATCTGAAAATAAATTAGTAATGATCCTTGAATTGCTTTCGAAATCTTCCTGCTCATCCTGAACGAAAACAAATTCAAAGAAATCATTTTTCGGTTCGCCGTAATTGAGCAGATAATCATGTTTCAAATACTGTTCACTGATTATTTGCTGAACCTTTGAAAGATCACTCACAATAATTAGATCATCAACGGTTGAATGAACTTCGGCAGCGGCTTTTGAGCCCTGCTTAATTTCTGTCGTGAGGTTTTGTCCGTGCAGTAAAATTGCAAGCTCTGTATTAGCGGCGGAGATGAACTGATTGAAAGATTCTTTTGAGTCATTCTTCAAAGCGTCATCATATAATATTTTTACATAATCCGGAAAGACAGCGACTGAATCATTCTTCAGCTTCTCAACCATTGTAATAAGTTTTGAAACTTCGGCATCATCAATTCCGTCCGGATGAGTTGCGTATGTTGAAGGGATCCCGTGACGTTTGTTCAGATCTCGCCAGTCCCACCGTGTATGATATTTGAGATAGCTCAACATCATTGCGCTGCGCATGAAGGAGCCGATATAAAATTTTCTATTCTCAAGCGGATTATGACGGGTGAGGATGTGAACTTCCGGATCCAGTTCGGATTTTGTTAAAGTGTTGCCGTTGGTAATTTCATAAAGTCCGTTTGTCTCATCGGAAAAATCGAGATCGCTGAGATCGTAAGAAAATTTATTTGCAACCATTGTACCGAATGGAGTGTTCTCCCATTCGAGACGGACGGCACTCATGCCGTAAAGAATTCCATTCATAATATCGGCAATGAGATCTGAAATCTTTCCACGTCGGAATCTTCTCTTGGTCTCGGTGAGTTGTTTCTCTTCGAGCGGAGAAATTTTATATTCTTGAGGCAAGCGGATGTCAAACGGATAAGTTTGAATTGCCAGCTTGCGCGTTTGCACCAATCCCATGAGATAGAGATCCACTTCGCAGAGGCGCTGAAGAAATGTCATCAACGCGCGGACATCTCTTTGAGCTCCGTTTTGAGTTGGAGTGTTGGCAAGTCTTAAATATTTCCGGAGCTGATCGACAGTCGGAAGGATGTTGTTTGTTAGATCTGCATTTTGGTACGGCATAAAAAGCCTCTCCCTTTGTCCCTCTCCAAAGGAGAGGGAATTAATTTACAATCTATTACCTAGATCTCTGCTGCTGATTGAATGAACGATGTTACCGATTTTGAATGAGCCGGAATAGTGAACTAATTTTAATTCGTGCAATAATTCCAAAATAGAAACAAACCAATCGGCGGCGTCATCTTTTTTATTTCTCTTCTTTCCGGCGAATCCGTGGAACTGCGCTAAAAATCTTTCACCTGTTTCCGTTTCTTTAAAGCCGGGTGGAAAATAAACTTCACGATTCTTATAAATCTTCTCGGCATTTTTTGTGAGAGCGTCAACATCGTAATGCTTGTAATCGATTGAAGGAACCGGAATACCTTGATGACGTGAAAAGTTCCGGACGTGCTGAGTCCAGTGACTTTCCTGATTAACATTTCCATCGAACGCAAGAACTCGGGAATAGATTCCGCTCATTTTTAATTTATTGCGGTGTTCCAAAACTTGTTTGAGCAATTCGTTTGGATCCGAAAAAGATTCGCAGATTAAACCGGGAGGAATATAAAACTTTTGTTTTGACGGACTGAAACCCATCGATCCCGCGGCGGTTGTATCTCCTTTCTGTTTTTTAGAAAGGTTCGGATCCGTATAAGTTGCCGTGCGAATATCTTTTGGAAGATCTTCCCACTCCTGATAAAACTCCGGAGGAAAAATATCCGATCCGCGCACTTTTGGATTCTGTTGAAAGTTGCCTGCCCAGTCGTAATCATTTTCCGGCTGGAGCATTTCTTTCAATTCCTCTTCGCTCTTTGCCGGATACTTTGAGAACCAAACAGATTTAGCTTGACCGGGACGGGATGGATCCCATGCTTTATGAATATGAAGAATAAAATTCTTTGAGAGGACACCGGCTTCAAATTCTTTCTTCAATTGGTTAAGCGCGCAATCTACATGAAAATTATTTCCTTCTGCGAGAAGTGTTCCCCAGCTTTCCAGAGAAGAACGCATTTCATTAATACGGTCAATTCTTTTTCTGATTGCGTCTTTAGTGAGTGAAGAAGTTTCATTCTCAATATCCGTGAAGACAATTTCATCGTAACGATCAATTAAATTTCTCTGTCCGCCGCGTGTTGATCTCTCTTCGGAAAGCGGTTCGATGTATGAACCTTCCGGATTTTCCGAATAGTTGGAAATCAATTGAAGTCCATCCTCGGAAATTTTTCCCCACTGAAGATGATAATCATGCTGAATGCGTTTGTTGGTTGTAAGAAAAATATAAACGTCAATCAAAAATAATTTTGGAGCGCGGAGAGTACCGGAACCGAAACCGATATATTTTCTTTTGGCATGGAGAAAATCGAAAATGACTTTACGTTTTACCCATGAAGTTTTTGCCGTCTTACGCGGACCCATAAAGATGTGAGCCTTTGCGTCTCGAAGATCCGTAATGCCGATTTCTTCCTTATGGTAGAATCCGGGTTCTGCAAATCCCGTCTGATCGCCGGGCGAGCCAGAGAAAACTTCCGGAGGAAAATAAGTCCTATCCCACAACCAAAAATCTTTAGTAACTTTTTCCATTCTTCTTTTTGTAGCAGCGGCAGTCATCTCGGAAGGTTTGAATGGCGGAACACGGCTGGAAGATTCAAGAATTTTATCTTTAGTCTCCTGCGCGTTCTCGGCAGCGAGTTGTTCTTCAATCTGCTTGAGAAGTATGTCGTCTGTTAAAAAAAGTTCGTCCATGTCCTTTTCGTCCCTCGACTCCGCTCGGGATACCATTTAAAACCCGTTTAAAACCGTTCAAAATCGATTTGAGGGGGCAGCAACGGAATTATGGTCAAGTGACCATTTTCGCAATAGCCAGCCTCATTTGTTTAATTTTTTCAACTTCTCGGATTCTTCCTTAAAAATGCGTGTAATTTCTTCATCGGAAATATCCGGTTGCATACGTCTCATAATTGCAATAATGATTTTAGCGTTGCCATTTTTAAGATACTGCTCGATCATTTGAGCTTTCATTTGTTTATTGACAATCGAAAGCTTTCTAAGAAGATCTACTCTTTTTTCGAGAGTAATCTTTTTCTCATTTATCTGCGAGACAATAACAGTGATCTCATGCTCAATAAATTTTTCGAATGACGGGAATTGGGAGTAATCAATGGGCGGCATTTCGGTAACGGTTTTATCAGCGTTAATTTTTACTTCTTTGATCTTTCCCTTTTCATCAACCGTGGTTGAAGATTTAGCATCACGCGGATTGATTGTGTTGTAAATCTGGAAGTAAGAATATTTTCCTTCGCAGAAACGGAAGATTTCCATCGGCTTCATGCCTTGATTATGAAGCGAGAGAATTTTTTTTGTATCGTTTGCCGATTTGTGAATGGCTCTTGGTTTACGCTGATTCTTTTTATTACCGTCCATTACACACCTTTCATTTTGTATTTAAACGCCGCTTGAATAGTTGAACCCGCTGCCGACTTGCGAAGAATTAAAATTGGGATGTCCTGGCACTCGATATGAATAACTTCATCTGCGTTATCGGAATTTTTGAGAGTTGCGAAAGCTCCGGTAGCAACAACTTTGTGAACTGTAAGAGCCATGAGTAAAGCTTCGTTAAAACTTTCTCCGGCGGATTCGCATTGAGAGGAGTTGCAAGAAAAATAAATGCTGCACGGCAGTCCGATAATTTTATTTTTCTGAGAGTCAAGTTCCGCCGGATCATCGAAATCGGAATAGATCATAATTGCGGGACCATCCGGGAAAGAATAATCTTCACTCCCCTCTTCCGGAAGAACGAGTTGCGAATAAGTAACCATATTATCTCCGATGAGATCTATGAGATACGCAATTACTGTCGTTGGCATTACCATTATAACCTCTCGCTTCTTGAATCATCCGCGCTGTAATAAAAAGTTGAAGCTTGCGAAGTCTGGGATTTTGATACTACGGCTCCGGTAGAATCGTAAACAATTTTTTTGCCTTCACTGATGTCGTTCAATTCAGCCATAGCATCGTCATACATTTTAGCGCGGTGTTTGCGGTCATCTTCATTTAGCGTTTGACGCGTACCGACTAAGTAAATAAAAATGACATGCGAGAAATATTGAAGCATCGGGATTGCGTCATCTACAGACGCCGGGATCGGGATAAGAGTTTTTTGAAAAACGATATTGTCCGCTTGAGCTATTGCGGACTCCATTCCGGCAACTTCGGCAAGATCTTTAGTAATAAAACTTTTATCACCAAGAAAACTTTTAATTGTCTCACTGCTAATTAACGGCATAACGTCCTCATCTTTTTCAATTACCCACATCTGAAAATGTGGGCTAAAAAATCTCCATCTAATATGATAAGTGAAGATGATAAAATGTTGACGGATACAGTATGCGTCATTTATCTGTGGTCTTGACTGTTTAGGTTGTCGTAAGAAATTTTAGAAAGATTTGGAGAAAAATATTATGTGGGAAAAACTTTTAGCGCTGTTCAAGTCGAAAGGCATAGAGCTTGGCGATAAAGAGAAAGATTTGAAAACGGAATTCGATAAACTGGAAAAAGACAAAGATGGGAATGTTGATCTGTCTAAACTTGATTTGAGCAAGCTGACAAACAAAGATGTTGACCCGGTACTTCAAGCCGTGATTGAACAAAATAAAATTTTAATGCAGTCCGTAAAAGATTTGCAGTCTACTCTTGGTAAGGAACAGTCCGACAGAGAAGCCGCGATAAAAGCACAGACCGATAAAGCGAAAGCCGATCAGTTGAAAAAAGTAACCGACGCTGTTGAAAAAGCATTTAAGGAAAAAAGAATTGTTGAAGCGGATAAAGCAATTTGGACGGCACGGCTTACAAAAGATTTTGATGAATGGAACAAAGAGCTTGAGGCGAAGCCGGTGCCGAAACAATTTGAGCAGAAGAAAAACGAAACACCCCCTGGAGAAAAGCCATTAGTCACCGGCAATAAGACTTTTGACGCGGTTGTGCAGCATGGACAAGCAGCAGCAATAGAAAAACCATTTGTATACGAATCATTAACAAAGTAAAGGAGCTATAAAATGAAACGCTTAATTTTTTTAATCAGCTTGTTGCTCGCGGGGTTTCAGTGCTTCGCACAATCTTCTTTTGTCTCAGATCTAACGGCAAGTTCCGAGCGCGGCGCTAATCAGTTTTATGTAAAGGCACTTGTGGATAGTACGGGTGATACGCTCACAACAGCTGAGATAAATCTCTCGCTGAATAATGGTATCTACAATATTCCCATCTTTGCGAAAAAACTATTTACCAGCGCTGCCGGAAAACCGAGACTTAAGATAGTACGACAGGAATATGCTTTCGGCTCATGGCGTGATGCACGTACTCTTTACACTGCCGACTCTTTAGAGACATACCAAGATTTTACTGCGGACACCCTGCGGGCGACCAGGAATCGCTACCTGATAATGGGCACTGCGGGCAATCGGAGTGACACAGTGGTTGAATGGATCCTGCGATTTTTAAAACTTCCTTATTAACGAGGTATATGATGCTAGGAAATATTCTAAACATAGGTTCGAAAAAGGGTGATGATGAAAAGAAAGCTCCGCCCAGTCCCCTCAATTTTGAATTTATTGTCTTGGTAATCGGCAATGAAAACAAGAGCGAGGAGAAAAAAATAAAAGCAAGCGGAATTACAGAAGAAGCCGCTTTGAATACAGCAATGGAAAACGCTCGCAAGAAATTTACAAATGCAGTTGAAGTGCGCTACACCGGAAATTTTAAGTTAATAAAAGAAGGAGTACAGACATGTTAGTATCTCAAATTTCAGCGATGAACGGAAGAGCAGCCGGGCTGCTTAGTAAAATGATTGATCTGGCGCCTGTCTTCCGTGTGGCGCAGTTCAAACTCGATCCATCAACATTCCTTGTGAACAAAGAAGCTCTTGTCAATACAGGGACAGCCGCACGAGCTATCGGTGCAAGTGCTCAACGAGATGCGCAGGCACCCAGTTCAGCGCTTGCTTCCTTGGCCGCTTACACACGCGAGATCTCGATTGATGAGGTTTATCTTGCCGACCAAAACATTGGCACTTCTCCAAAAGCGTTGAAGCAGGTTTATGACAGGAAGTTAAACGAGTTCACCGTCAAAATGGCAGAGGAGATTCAGGACCATATGTTCGTTGGTACTGGTACAAACAACCAAATGGTTGGTTGTTCGGTATTCTGTCTTGATGCAGCGGCTGGTGGACAAACTACTCGTTTCGGCTTTACAACTGCCGAAATAGCTTCAATGAATCAGAATGTAAATCTTCAACTCGTTGAAGATAATTTTGGTGCCTTCCTTGAATTTTTGGAGAAAGAACTTGCAAAAGTCCCAGGTGCCAACGCGATTGAATGTAATATTAATCTTGCTGCTCGTTTAACTACAATTGCACGTGCAAAACATGTTTACGGTCAAATCAACGATGCCTTCCAAGGAACTCTTGAGACAATCCTCAACGTCCCGATCATCAAGTTGCCGGTTACCGCAATTCCACAAACCGAGACTGACGGCGTCAACGCAGATTGTACTTCGATGTATTTAAAACGTTATGCCGAAGAGTTGGGAATGAGTTACTCGACAAATAATGGATTTACATTCGTTGATTTTCCGGAAACAGAAGTGAAACCAAATTCAGTTGCGAGAATCAGCTTCCACCTTCAGATGAGCCCGGAAAAAGTGAACTCGATGAAGAGGCTTAGCAGAATTAGATTATAACCCCCACTACTTGCCATAGTGACTCAGCCGACCCCGGCGGCGTCCCGCAGAAATGCGGGACTATGCCGTGGGAATAAGTTTTTGAATAATGGATAAACGGAGTTTGAGATGAGCGCACAGTCAGGATTAGCACAGATAGCATTTTGCACGGCGGGAACGCTGGCAACTACACCAACGAGCGTAGTGGCAATGGGAATTACATCCAACGAAGATTTGAAGACAACACGATTGCGCGGAATAAAAATTGAACATCAAGATCATGATTTGCCGAACTATGATAATCTGTTGTTGAGTGCATCTTCAGTTCAGTGTTCAATTTTTATGTTTATGACTCTGCTCGGTTTCCGCGGTGGCAATTGCGATATTCAAATTATTACGAGAGATAATAAAGTTTATAAATTTTTAGCCGCTTCAAATCCGCTTGGCATTAAACCTAAATTAATCTACAACAAAGATTCCAGAATTATCACAGTTGATGTTGAGGGCGCGTTTTCTCAAACAGCATGGGACGCAATTTTGACAGCGGCAGCTTCCGCAAGTGCTGTTAGTCTTGGACTGACTCCGGATAGCGGAGCGGACCATACGAAACAAAGATTAGTTTACCCTCTTGCAACCGAGTGCCCTATAGCCACGGAATTATTCGGTAACTACATTGAACGATCGCTTACGATTGAGCCGAAGGAAAAAGCTAAAACAATTGCAAACATTTCTCTATTCGATAAGCTCACCGCAACGATCAATATAGTGATGGAAGATATTTCTCAAGCCAATTATATCACACAGCGCGGTAAGGGAACCGCACCTTCATTTTTATTTAAGGACGGGAATGTCGGAGCGGCTTATGACGCTTTCAGTTTCGCGGCGGGTGTGTTGGTACAGGATCCTGTTTATAACATAACGGGCGTCAAGACAGAACTTGCGGTTGCTCTGAAGGGAGCTTTTCCGGTTAGTAAGATGACGGGGGCTTATGGAATAGCAAACGGTGGAAGCGCGACAGACGGCGGAGTAACGGGCGGCACGCTTTCGATAGCGGCGTCGTAAAGCAATTGAGAATTTAGAATTGAGAATTGAGCGTCTCGACATGACATAAAAGTGAAAGGTGAAACGAAAATGAAGTTAAGCGAAAATTTTACTCTTGAAGAGTTGACAAAAAGTAAAGAAGCTGAAGATCTAGGGATAGAAAATGTCCCGAACAATGGTGAGACAAAAGCTTTATTAGAATTAACTCTAAATGTTTTACAACCACTAAGAACTCTTATTAATAAACCGATCCGTATTAATTCCGGTTTCCGTTGTGAGCAAGTTAATAAAGCTGTCGGCGGTGTGGATACTTCTCAACACAGAAAAGGCGAAGCCGCTGATATTGTAACGGACGATCTTGAAACCACATTTGAAATAATCCGGAATCAATTAATGTTCGATCAATTGATATGGGAATTTGGGAAGTGGATACATGTTAGCTTTAGATCCGGACGGAATAGAAAAGAAGTCCTTGAAGCATACAAAGAAAACGGTAAGACACACTATAGACCGAAGGTATAAAATGAACAATGAAGACACTTCGGCTGCGCTCAGTGCAGGCGAAACACCAGTAAATGAATTACCGATTCATGATTTAAAAATAAATTCATTGGAGAAAGTTATGAGCAAGTTAGTTCTAGTAACCGAAGGGGACAAACCGAATATTGATCTCGGAATTTCCGAAGTAAAAAAAATAGTCAAAGCAATTAAAGAGCTTGAAGAAGCTTACGTGATTGTGACGAAAGATGGTGTAGTTACGCTTGGTGATTTTACAAGTCACCCGGTTGAAGTTTTGTGGCAGCCTGCCATGGCTATACTGGATGTTATAAAAACTAAGGATTTGCTCATCCATCAGATACTGCGCATTGACACGAATGAAGCTGATGAATTGATTCAAACGGTTTGTGACGAGTTTCAAATCAGCAGCGATAGTATGAAAGTGAAGATAGCGAACATTGTTAAAGCCGCTTATCATATCGGCGAGATTTTTAAATAGCCCCTCGCCACTTCGACTTCGCTCAGTGTGACAAGGAAAATGATGTTTAAGAAGATTGGAAATAGTTGGGAATGGCTATCCGGTAAAAAACGCCGGATAGCTCTTTTATCCGGATTGGTAACGCAGATTGCAAAGCCACATACATTGGCATACCAAGTAGCACAGGCAAGTTTTTATTTATTCGGCGGAGCTGATGTTGCCGAAAGCGGGAATAAACTTATTAAGGATAAACTTCCGGGCGGACTGAAGAGATGAACGAAGATAAATTCAACCAACTGTGCACAGATGTTGAAGTGATGAAATCCCAATTGAAAGGATTTATTAACCGTATTGATAAAGATATGTACGGAACAAATCAGGACCATGAAAAGCGGATTAGATCTATTGAAGATTTTAAATCGAAGGTAGTAGGCGCGGTGGCGGCTGCCGGTGTTATCGGCGGAGTAATTGGCGGAGTAATTCAATTTGTAGCGGGAAAATTATAATGGCAGAAAATAAAACATACACTATCGGTGGACGTAAATTCAAACTGAGAGAAAAGTTCACAGTCCTTGATCTAGAAAAAAGGCGAAGGGTTGAGAGCTTACTATTAAAAACGAGATTATCGGTTGAGCATAAAGAAGAAAATGAACTCTATGAAATGTTTGGTGAGGAAATAACAGGCGAAGAATTAGTGCAATATGTTGCTGATGTATTGATACCAGTAGACGGCAATTCTGTACCAACGGGTTTCTTTAACGATATGGAAGATTTGTTAAGTATAGAAATCTTCATGGATTTTTTTTTCGTATATCTGAAGTTGAGCAAAGATTCGGAACGCTTCTTGACGAAGTTGGAAAAGAGAGCGAACGAGTCTATGGAGAAATTAAAGCCCTCGAAGACAAACTGAACCCGGGGAGGAAGAGACCATTTAAGAGCAAAATCAATTTTACAGAAGCGGAGAATATCATCTACACTTTAAGTCAACATAACGTAACCTACCAAACTCCGCTTGAAACAGCCCTCAAATTTTATTATCAGGAAGAAGTAAGGCAGCTGAATGAAGCAATTGGGTATTTGAACTCGTTGAAGAGCAGTGTGAAGTAAGACGTGAAAGGTGAAATGAAAAGGAAAGAAGAAAAGAAGGAAAGAAGGAACGAGATGACAGTTAATGGATAAGCAGATAAAAATAACGTTGACGATTGACGGCAAGGAAGCGATTGCAACGCTGAATATGACCGATGAGAAGCTGAAAGAAATCTTCCGCCAGACCAACGCGCCGAAAAATCCCGCAGCAATTCAAGGAGCTACAAAAGAATTCACCGGGATGAATCAGGTTATTGGTCAGACCGGATTTTTACTCTCCGATATGGATATGTTTTTCCGCTCGAATGATTGGGCTACTAATATGCGCATGGGCGCAATGTCTGTATCAAATAACTTTTCAATGGTGGGTCAAACTGTAGCCAATGCGATGCGGCAGGCTGAAACTGCCGGGATGTCATTCACACAAATGTTGAAAACATCTCTTACGGGGATTAACCTCTGGATGATTGGGCTGAACTTGGGCTTACTTGCCTTGAATTTGGTAACAAGATTCCTCGGATCAAATACCGAAGAGCTGGATAAAAATACCGATGCGATCAAGAAAAATGCTGACGCTCTAAAAGAACAAAGTAGCATCACTATTGCTGATACGATCTTTAATCTTGAAAAAGAAGTTGATCTTCTCAAAAAGAAAAAAGAGATAGAGAAAGCGGCATGGGATGAAGAACAAGCGGCAAGAAACGCTCGGCGCAATATGGGAGGGACAACAGTCGCTTCTGTTTTCAGATATAGCGGGCAGGAAGAATTGGATAGGCAGGGTAAATTATTAATGTTGGCACAAACACAATCTATTCTGCTAGGTAAGGAATATAGCCTCAAAAACAGAATTAGAGAACTTGAAGAAGAGCGTGGCTCTTTAACAGGTAGAGAAGTGAATTACCAGGAACGATTATTATGGCTGAACCAACAGATAAAACAAAAGCAAGAAGAGTTAAACGCTCTTCAAGGGAAAGAGAAAAGCGGAAAGGAATTTAAACCTCCAAAAGCGGACGCTCCAAGATGGGGAACGGAACTTTACGACGAGCTGCATGAACAGGCAGAGAAAGAAGTTGAATTAGCAAAAGAGAAGAATAAAGAGATCACTCAAGCAGCCGAAGACCGGGCGTGGAGGGAGAATGAAATAAATAAAGAGATGCATAAATCTGCTAAAGATAATATTGAAAAGACGGCTGCTTTAGCACATGATCAAACGGAAGTGGAGGTAGATCAGCTTAGTAATAAGTCTCGAGCACTCGGTCAAGTATGGCAGCGCACGGGGAATATTATTGCAAATTCTTTAATCAGAAGTTTAGGTTTATTAAAACAAACTGATAACGTACTCGGCAATATAATGAGCCAACTATTAGAGATGGGTTTGCAGATGGGAATGATGATTGCGCTTAAAGCATTGGGGAAAGCAATAGGAATACCAACAGAATTTTTAGCTGAAGGTGGTGTGATAAACGAGCCGGTTGTTGGCGTTGGGCTCAACACAAATAAACGCTACGTACTTGGTGAAGGCGGAGTGCCGGAGTTGGTTACGCCGATGAACCGATTGAATCTTCCACAGCCCGGTTCGTTTGGTGGACGGCAAACCGTAATTATAGAATTAGCTCCTATTACCGTTCAAGGTACATCAACTATACGCGGACGAGACATTCAACAATCATTTAGTAAAACAGAAATCATTCAGAAAAAATACTATTAAGGCAATGTAGAATTAAGAGTGTAGAATGTAGAGTGATGAGTGAAAAAATAGATGACTAACCCTTATTTAATTACATACATTTTTGGGCAAACAACTTCGATTGGTTTAAATCTTGGTAACGGGGATCTCTGTTTGATTACTCTTCAATTCACCGTTGATGATGCCGGCGATAATGTTACTTGTTTAGCAAGCAATCAAAATTTGATAATGAAAAAACGCGGCACGATAGGAATGAATTATGATTTTGATAATAATTTTCTCATGCCGAATGAATATGCTTTTGAAGTTGCCGATCTTGACGGTGAATTGCGGGACCTGCTTTATGACGGTGCTCTTGCCGGTAAAGTAAGAAAAGAATTTTTTGTAAAAGTTGAAATAAAATATTCCGGCACGTTTACTTATGTGACGGAATTCAGTGGATACAATGCGAATGATCTACTTGATTTTGATGTCCTCAATAAAACACATTTCTTCACAGCATTGCCGCGCACAAATATTTTGAATGAGACTTATCTTTTTTCCAAAGAGTGGAGATCGGATTGGTTTGATGCCGATCCGTTAAGATCCGATACATGGCCGAACAATCCGCTCGATCTTGATTTTTACAAAATAGATACATCGGCAAGATGGAATTGGGTTTATTTAAAAGAGAGAACCGGTGAGAAAGGATTGATCAATGAAATCTTTAAATTAATTAACCCATCAATCACAGTTGACTTTGTACAGAACTGGACATTTTACGGAAACGACTGGCCCGGGTATGCCGCTCCGAATAATGAAAAATTAGATATAACATTTGCAGATTTAATTCTTGACGGCAATTGGGTGGGCGGAGTATTTTCTTCTAATATGCTGTCTCAGGTTGAAAGTGTCGGCGATCTCTTGAAACTTTTAGCTTTCGAATTCGGCTGCATGGCGGGAGTTACAACACAGGATAAAGCATTCTTCAAACAGATGTTTTACTTCGATGCAAATAACGTTCAAACGCTTGGCACTTTAACAGACCAGGGATACCGCAAGAAATATAAATTCAATAAAGTAGATTATGTGGAGTTGAACAGTGTCTTCTTAAAACAGGATACCAATCAAGCTAATAGATATGTACCACAAAATTATAAGCCAGCCGGATTCGCACCATTTTTTAACCAAGGCAAAATCTCGGGCAACAACGGTCTAAGCAAAGAATTGATTACTTGCGCGGATTCATTTTTCTATTTTCTCGGCTATGGGCAAGAATCATCTACTGCATCTAATCTGAGAGCTGCAAACTCCGGAGATCCGAATAGATTTTATCAAATCTATGGCGTTAAAGATAATTTTATAGCGCTCACGCCGCTCTTCCCCACTTTTTATTTAGGCGGGACAGCCGGATTTATGCCGCTGGCTTTATTCCTTGCCGAATATTATTACAATCTGAAAGGACTTCTGTACAAGATGCAAGTCCATGAATTTACTGTTGACGGTTTGAATTACGATTTCTTAAAAGGTTTTGTGCATGAGGGTTCAAACTTTTCGATAATCGGTCTAGAGAAAGATTTAGATAAGTGCTTAACAAAAATTGAGGCGCTAAAGATTGAAGAGCACACGGCAAGCGGCGGAGAAGGCGGAGAAGGAACACCGATTACAGTGCCGTTAGAGTTGGTATCAAGATCTATCGCTCCATACAGTGCACCATTCGATTATGGAAAAGCAACCGGTCTTGGAATAAAATTAATGGATGTTGAGCCGGGCGACTGGACTAATGAATTTATAGTTGATCTTGATGAAGCATTCCTGCCTAATCAGATTGCGGGCTTTAGAATATATGACGGCAGCGAGACTCTGATGAGCAGCGATGATTTCGACATCTATTCCCGCGTTACTTATATACACAGAAAGGTAAAAAAATATTCAACGGCGGATACAATTTATTTTGAACTTACACCGGGAGCTGAAACGCCGAATACGGGTTATGGAACGTTGATGGCGGTGTTGCTGAAGAAGGTTTAGCCCCTCGACTCCGCTCGGGATGAAAAAAAAGAGGTGAAGAGATGAGAAAATTAATTTTAGCAATTAGCATTTGGCTGTTGGCTGTTAGCTTTATAAACGGGCAATCGAAGCCGTTGATTACTAATTATGAAGGCACGACCGCAAGCGATTGGTTCATCGGTAAAAACGGCGGTAAAATACATTGGAATGTTGCGGAACAATTATACAGCGTTATTACACCGACCGATACTTTATGGCTCGTTACAAGTACAAACGGCGATAACTCCTGGCTTGATTCTACCATCACATATATGAACTCCACTTTTTCGCAACATGATACCCGCATTACACAAAACACAGATGAAATTAATTTAACATCTACGTCAGTATTTGGCGGGGTTACATGGATAAATGAAGATAGTAAATGGGGCACACATAGTTCCACGTGGGATTTTCTGGCTAACGGTTTAAAAAAGGGAGTGCTGGATTCTCTGGCGATCCATCGAAGCGGTATTCAAATAAATTCAGATTCGGTTAATATTTTTTCTTCAAGAACACGAAACGGTTCTTCGATGGTTTCATACATTAACTTAGCTCCTTCTAATATTAAAATCAGTTCACCCCATATAGAATTTTCCGGCACCGCAATATTTAAGGCATTAAACGGGACGAATGATTCGACATCTATTAACGGAAATAAAGTAAGAAGCGGGATAATACAATCGAACAATTGGTCAACTACAAAGGGCAGTTATTATGATCTAACAAGCGGGATGATAAAATTAGGAGGCTCGACTAATCCGGCTTTTATGGTGGATTCGCTCGGCGTTGTAACTGCTACAGGTGTAGTAATCCGGGACGGCTCGATTGGTCTTGGGGCAACATCTTACAGCGCGGGCAACGGTGTATGGCTCTCTTCTACAGCGGGCTCGATGTTTAGAGTTGGGAATGCCAGTGGATCAAGGATGCTGTGGAACGGGACTAATTTAGAAATTTACAATTCATCAAATGCAAAAGTAGCATCTTTCGGCGCTACAAATTCTTTCTCCGGTTTTAGCATCACCGGTGATCTCACGATGGGGGCAAGCGGAACGATTAAGACTGCGGGAGCGGGCGAAGGTGCAAACGGATTTGTTTTAGATGCGGCGGGTTTGAGAGGCTACAGTGCAACACTTGGAACTGTTTTTAACTTGCCAACAGACGGCAGCGCACCAACATTTTCGAGCGGGATAATTAATTACACAACATTCAATGTAAACACGAATGCGGTGATAAGAACGTCCGCAACCGTTGGTGATGGTTCTGCTTCGAGCGCGGGAATATTAATTAATAACACGGGCTTCTACGCAACCGAAGCTAACCAAACGCTCGCGAATGCCAATATAAAAATCTTAACAAATGGAACGGGAAGTTTTAAGGGTGCATTAACGTCCGGCTCTACAATCACAGGCGCAACTATCACAGGCGGGACGATACAGACGTCTGCGAGTGGCGCGAGAGCAGAAATGTCAGCGACTAATGGATTTAGAATTTATGATGCCGATGGTTATTATAGTTCTCTTACACAAAGTGGTTATACTGGTCTAGCGACTTCAGGTGGTCTAATTGTAAACGGAGGACTTGGTGTTACGGGCAATATCGCGGGGAATACAATAAGTTCTACTACCTATATAATTGCTCAAACTCTCTTATATGGGAGAACTGGATTGAATATTGGTGATCCGAGTTCTTCCGGTGTATGGAATTTCAATATCAACTCCTCCGGTCAACTAACCAAAGTAAATAACACTGCGGCTTCCGGTAATACTGGCAAAGCATTAATAAGCGATGGTACTTCGTTCACGCCGACAACAATTCCGGTATTGGTTACAGCCGGTAATCCGGCACCTGCTAATTATTATGTAGCAACTACAAGCGGGGGCGCTACTACAACACAACTTTCTGTTTTTTCTCTTGTTGTCAATGGTGTAGAATATTATGTATTCGGTTGGGAGCCGTAAAATAAATAAATAAAGGAAAGAATCATCCCGCCTCAGGCGGGACTCAAAGAAGGAAGGAAGAAATGAAAAAAATAATACTTCGACTGGCTCAGTACAAGTTTTTAGCAATTAGCTTTTTGCTGTTAGCGGTTAGCTTTGCCAGCGGGCAGGATACCTCGACAGTTCGGCAAAGCTCACCGCAAGCTCCGCTCACCACGGGCGTGAAAAATGATACGACTGTAATAAACATGAAGATAAATAATTTGCAGAGTCAGTATCAGAAAATATCAGCGAATGTTGAGGAAGAGAAAAAATTGCTTTTGCGTATAGAGGGATATGTGCAGGCATTAGCAGATCAGAAGAATGAAATGGTAGAAGCTGAAAAGAAAAGAATCGCTGCGCTCAATGAAGAAAAGAAGGAAGGAGGAAAGAAATGAAGAAAATATTTGTAGCAATTAGCTTTTGGCTGTTAGCTTTTAGCGGCTGGCAGTCAACAGTAAACGGACAATCAATTGTAACCCGTACTTGTATTGTGTGTGGTCAAGAGTGGGAAGAAATTATCTCAACAAGATCAAACAGTTGGTATAGTCTCGACGGTGCAACAATAATGTTAAGTAGTTATAACATTCAAGAAGAGAAAGGCAAGGAATGGTCTGTCTCTTTACATGATAATGCTTTTCTATGCGGACACTGCAATAAGATATACGGCGATGTCTGGAGAGAAAGGGTAAAGAATTATTTCAACCTGGAACTTGAGCAAGCTGTGAGTGAACAAAAAGAATATTCCGCTAAGGTGAAAGTTGATATAAAAATAAAACGTTTGAAAGAATTGGAAGAAAAACTAAATGAACTCAAAAAAGAAATTGATGAGGTGAGGAAATGAAAAAAATATTATTAGCTGTTAGCTTTTGGCTGTTAGCTGTTAGCTTTATCAGCGGTCAATCTTTAACAAGTATTGCGCTGAATGAATCTTACGGTG